AGCGGTCTTGTTAAAGGGTCACCACTATATGCATAAAGAGCGGCTAAAGCATCTACATTTGCAACTGCATTTATTTTTGTTTTCATATCAGTTGCCGCTGTTCTTACTGCTACTCTGTAATCTAACCAATCTGAAGGTATGGCTTTAGAACTTTCTGCATTTCTAACCACCATCCAGTCATTAGGTTGTAGTAAACCATAAGCTTGATTGTCTATTGTTTCACAATGGCTTGTTTTTAAAGTATCTAAATCTCTTGCTGTAGCTGTGCCATAAGTTGCTGTAACTTTATTACTAGCAAATGCAAAAGACTGATCTGTATTAATATAGTATTTAGGGTCTTTATAATTAGTGTTATCTATAACTACTATATAAACACCTATAGCTTTGAGTTCTGCCTCTGACCAAAGGTTGTGTATATTGCTAGGATATTTAATATCTCCTATCGTTAATTGTGCAGGTTTACTATAAACCTTACTTATATTTCCTGATTCTACTAATGCCCACATGATTTTATATTACCTCAATTAATTTAATTTACCTAGCAGTGCAAGGCACTCCTCCACTACTAACAAAAGGGTGTTTAGCGAAAGCCATATATATGTATGTTCCATAAGCATTGGCATTACCATCATATCCTCTTACTTTAAATCCATTACTTAGCATATCAACACCTGTGTAAAAATTATTTGTTTCAGCAATACTTGTATTAACTTCTATATAAGGATTTATTACATTACCACCTTGATCTTCGTCTCTTTTATGGTCAAAAACAATCCAATCATTAGCACTATCGACTCTTTTAATCATTACAAAAGCAGGTTGAAATCCACAGTAAACAAAAGGTCCGTTATATGGTGTTGATGTTTGATAGTTACCTGAGTATTTACCAAACTTGCTATAACCTTGAATACCTTTAAAAGCATAACCAACAAAAGTGTCATTTGGTTGGTTTACATCAGCTTGTTCACCTGTTTTAATTATTGTGCTAGTCGGTGCTTCATTTCGCCACCAAGTAGAGGCTGCGGCATAAGCATTGTCGCTATTCAAACGAACATAACCATTTTGAGGTGTTGTATCCATATCTTTATGATATACCCCCCAATTTCTACTACCCCCATTTCTTCTTTTAATAATAAACATATCGGGAGCAGAGCCTAATCCATGCCCTATGTCTAGTGGCTCAATAGGGTCTTTACCTGTATAGGTAAAAATAGAAATTCCTGCTGTTTGATTTACTTGAACAGTTGATGTTAAGTCTCCATCAGTATTACTTGCAGTTGTACCACCATTAACTTTCCACTGCCAAGCTACATAAGTAGAGCCATCAGCATTTATATAAGTTTGATAGCCAGTTAAAGTTATCCCATCACTATCAAAAGAACCTACTCCAACCTGTGTTTCTTCAGCAGAAGTTCCATAAGTTCCTGAATATAAAAATTTATTAACTCCTCTAGTGCTATCAACATATGTTGTGTCTGATACGGCACTTCTTCTTTTAAACCAAACTAAATCAGGTTGTAGATTTGAATTACCATCATTTGTTACAGTCATTGAGCTACCACTACCAGTATTAGCACCTGAGTAAGTCGCTACTTGAAAGAAAGCACTTGGGTCGTCTATTGTTGTATAAGCCATTAGCCGTACTCCGCTAAATTTTTTGAACACAAAGAATAGTAACCTGATGGTGGTGCTGTTTTAAAAGCTCCATATCCGTTTGCATCTGTATTAGTCATAGTATGTGATGATAGATGAGGACTAACTATGCCACCAAAAGCACAAATAACTCCGTTTGATGCGGCTACTGATACTGCTGGATAAATATAGGTTCCTAAATTAGTTAAAGCAACTCCGCCTGATGGTGCTGTTGGGTCTCCAATACTGCTTATAAATGTTCCGTCTTTGCTTATCCACATTTTTCTATTGTCCATATCTAATGCAAAACCAATCATGTTAGAACTTCCGTAACTTGTTCCATCAGGAGAACCTCCTGGTGCATTGTAAACTTGGCCATTTATTGAATACATACCTATAGATTTTGAAGTATTGTCATCAACATAACCTACATAATATCCATCTGTTCTTTGTGGAACGTAAGCATCTTCAGTATCTGCTATGCCTAAAAAACAAGAAGCTGCACCTCTAACTTCCCAATACCATTTACCACTGGCTACTGCAAAAGTACCAGTAATCGACTGAAAGTTTTGACCAGCAGGATTATCCCACAAAGTACCTCCATCTGATAAAACAGTAGAAGAAGTGTAATTTTGAATTGCGTTAAATATACAAAAATTATTAGTGCAGGTGTCAGTTGCTTGATCTATAGCCGCTATATTGTTTTCAGTAAAATCTGTACCACCACTTACATCATTACCCAAATTAGAAGAATCTTCAAAATCTAAATAAAATTTGTTAGTGCCTGAGGGTTTGCTTGCTACATTAATAGGCTTCCATATACCAGTATCACTATCAAACTCACCAAACTCTGTAGGTGCTGATGCAGTACCATCTTGATAACAGATTTCACACATATAACCAGCAAAAGGACTGTCATTATCTACACTGTTGTAACCTATAACCTGTTTTTCAAAATTAATGCCTAAATTATCATTTTGACTTGGATTATTTGTAGTGCTAAAAGAAGTTTCTTGCACTCCATTTACATACAATTTAAACCTATCATTAGCTGTGCTTTGTGTTGTATCAAAGGCTATAACTATGTGATACCAAGCAGAAGTATCTCGAAACACTCTATCTGTATTTCGCCAAACAGTAGAGCCACCTGCAATCCTTAATGTATCATCTGTTTGAAACCTAGCAAAAGTTCTACCATTATCGTTATCAGTATTGCCAAAAGTAAAAAGATATTGAGCAGTGCTAATTTCTGTTCTTTTAATCCACATACTAATAGTGCCTACATCTCTATTACCAGCACTACTAACATCTCTTGTTAGATATTCAGTGTTATCAGCTTCAAACTTTAAAGAATTAGCTACATCATACCCAGTAGAGACACTTCCTCGATTAGCTGTTCTTTGTAAAGTTTCCATTAGTAATCTTCAGGATTAGGTAATAAATAACCAAATATAATCCAAAAAGCTAAAAATAATTCAAGCATTAGCTTTGGGTTAAGTTTTGACTAATACCGATATTTTGCCATTTTGAACCATTATAACGGAATGCGTAAATATCAGTCTTAGCATCTGTAGCGGTCTGTGTTGGTGTTTCATCACCCACAAATTCAAATACCGCGTTCCATGCCAAAGTATATGGACCGCTCGAAGCGTGCTGTGCTACCTCAATACTAATAATAGCTCCCTCTACTGAATTACTTGGACTACCTATGGTTGAATTTTCTTCTAGCAATAAAAATGCATTTGCCGCAGCTTTTGCATCCCAAGATACTGTGCCATCAGTTAAAGATACTTGAGTAATATTGGCTGAAGTAGATGCTGTCACTATCTGTGGCATAGTCACATTTTGGTTTTCATCTACTGATATAGCAGGTGTTGTGCCTACCGTAGATCCTAAACCAATTACTAAATCATCAGCACTATCGTCAAGTCCTATATAAAAGTCTTGGGCATTACCATCAAAAACTATTTTAGTGTCTTCTGCTGTAGCATCACCAATCGTTAAGGTGGTACCGTTGATAGATAAACTATCGGTAACAGCTAGATCTGTAAGCGCATCTAAAACTGCGGCCCCAGAACCTGCTCCGTCTAGTTGAACTACCGCTACTTTACCTGGAGCGATAGTTACGTTAGCACCAGAGCCTTGCGATATAATTATGTTTTGAGATCCACTTGTAGCGTTTTCTATTATTTGCACCCTTTTCATAGTGTTAGGGCCAATGGTAATTGTGCAAGCTGAATCTAGCGTGCCAGTATATTTTAAATAAAAAGCCCTGCCTTCATCAGAACTACCATCTGCAACTGTTGTGGTGTGAGTATCTGCGTTAGTAGTAATTGCTTCTGTTCCTACACCTAAAGCCTCTCCTATCAACTCTAAATTGGTATTTGTAGAAGTACCCCAAGTTCCAGACTCGTCACCTGTTGCTATTTCTTTTAACCTTAAATTATTAACGTAAGTTGCCATAGTTTTTTACCTCGTTTCTATATTAAATTATGCCGCCACTTCTGTCCAATTAGGAGTTTGATTATCATCTACTTCTTGCCATTTAAATGGAGTGCCAACTTCTGCACTTGCAGACACGCCTGTAATTGTAACATTAGCTTTACAATTAAATGTAAATGATCCAACAATAGCATTAGCATTAAAGTTGACTGTTTCAAACCTATTATCAGTTTTAGTGGTTGCAGTACCAAGTGCTGATGTGCCTTCTTGTCCTGTTGGTGTTTGATTAGCTTTGGCTGTAATTGTTGGCGTGCCAAGACCACTTGTGGCTTCTAAGCCACTAACAATTGTATTAGCCTCTGCATCAGTGGTTGCAGTACCAAGTGCCGATGTGCCAGCTAACCCTGAGATTGTTATAGTGTTGTTTGAAATTGTGGTAGCTGTTCCAAGCGCTGATACACCTGCAAAACCATTTACGCCTACAACACCCCCAGCATCTACCGCAACACCACCATTTACTGCTGTTACGCTTAATCCTGTAAGAGTGACGTTTGCTTCAGCATCAATTGCTACAGTGCCTAATGCGGATGTGGCTGCAGATGGAGCAGTTAGTGTGAATGGCAAGGCTGTTCCCCAAGCACCCTCGTTCCAAGTGCCTCGACCCCAGCCGTTAATAATAGCCATTTAAGGCTAGGCTATTCTAATAATAGCCGTAGAAGCTGCTGCTGCTGGAAATACAATTGTAAAGTCTCCAGCGGTAGATGTTTTGTCTCCACCAAAATCTATGGTAGCAACTGATTTATCGCTATTGGTATCGTTATAAATCATACAACCTCTAGCTGTAACTGTAGCTGTACTAAAAGTTAAATCAGCAAAATCAGTAAAACCTGTAGTCCCACTTGATGTTGGTGCAACTTTAGTAAGTGCAGATCCACCAGATGTATAGTTTGTACCAGATGCTTGACCTGTTGTAGTAAAGGCTGTAGTTGTAGCTCCTAAAGTAGCTGAACTTGTATATAAAGCAAGTTTGAAAGCGTTTCCGTTTGTCGCAAAGTTATGCGTAGCAGTAAGAAGCTCTTTCTTAAAACTTGTAGTTAATGTTGATGATATTGCCATTATTTCAACTCCTTAAATATTTTTGCCAAATCTTCGTGTCCTTGGCTAACAAGTAAATTATGTATGGTACATCTTTCACTATTTATAGCCTGTTTCATATAATAAAGTATTGTTTTATAAATTGCTAGTTTGTAGGCCTCGGCTTGCTGTCTTACATGTGGCGCAGCATTTTCTGAAATACCGCAAATCCTGTTCGTAAGCTGTTCTGCCCACCATTCAGGATCGTGGCCTTTATTAATTTCTGTTTTTACTGTTATTAAGCCTAGGTTTGAGCTTGCAGAGTCATCTATCATTTTCTACCATTTGTTAGGTTCAACAGGGCTTGTTTTATCATCATGCCTACCAATTAACATAGCATCAGGAGTTTTTCTTTTATATTGTAATTCGCTGGCTTTTTTAACAATAAGCTTATCTTTATCAATTAAAGGAACCAAAGGATCTGCGAGTCTATGATAACCATATAACTTTTCTTGTATTGGTATAGCTGTGTCTAACAAAGTTGATGTTTGTGCTATACCAACCTCTATTCCAGCGTGCATACATTTAGATAACCAAAATTCTACACAGGCTCTGCCTGACTCGGCAAAGTGTAAATTGCCTTTGTAAGTGAAATCCACGCCATACATACGAATGGCTCCTACTTTATTCCAAAGTGCAAAAGCTATAGCGTAGGCAACAGTATTGTTAAGATAGGTACAACTAAGATCTTTAACTATTTCTTCAATAGGATATAAAACTAGATTTTTGGCTCTTTCATCTAGCTCGCATGTATAAATAGGTTTTTTACCGTCTTTAAGAAGTTTATTCATACCATGCGTTTGACCGCCAGCATCATCGCTGTCAAGAAATCTTGATGGTGGGTCCATCATAAAAGTGCGGTCGTGAAATATAACAGAACCAACTGCGTTGATTCCCCATACCTCATCAAAGTGATCGCCGTGAGATGCGGCTAAATTGTATTCAAACCAGCTTTTGCCAAGACCAACAATAGCAATGGTTTTACCCTCAAGTTTTTTTATTGGTTTCATATCTTTCTACGATACGTTTGTTCTTAGCGAGTCGTATCGGTACTCGTCTCTTCTACCTCTTGCTTCAGCTTTATTTTTCAAAGCTCCAATTTCTTGTAAAAATCTGTTTTCATATAAAGTCATAAGATCGGGCTCACCTTTCATAAAAGTGTAAGCCTCTACCAAACATCCATAAATTAAAGCGTTTCTTGCATGATCTGATAACCAAGTCCCTGTTGTATCAGTTACTAAAGAATTAGGCTTATACAAATAATGCAGTTCTACTTCATAACTTGAATTTGGAGTAGGGGCAACAATAAGGGTTGACTCTTTAGTGCCTGTAGCTAAATCTTTATCATAATCGCCATAGTAAAGTGGTAAGCCATACTTTGTACTATCAGTTGGATCTGGTGTGTATTCTTGCATAAAGCTTGTATGTTTTTTTTCTAAAAAATTATACTCGCCATTTGAATCAATCGTTGCCAAAGAAAAACTTAGTTCAAAGTCAGATGGAGCTGTCAAAAATCTTGAGCCTAAAGTAAGTTGACCTTTAACATTTTTTCTAAAATAATCAAATTGCACTAGCTCAAATATTCTTTCTTCAGTATTTTTTATAATATCATCAAGAGTATTTACAAAGGTAGTGTCATCATTTTCTACGTAATTTTGTATGATCGTCTTTAATTCTGTTAGCGTCATGTCGTATTTATAGTACCGCCCATACCTGAATGATTAGTACAGTAATAATAAAGCGTAGGTGCTCCACTTGCAACTTCTATCTGAGTGTAAGCCCCTGAAGATCCTGGTGTTCCTGATGTAGTTACGCCAGTAGTGTATTCAGATCCGCCACTATGAGTTCCATTTGAAGTGGTTGAAAATCTTAAAGGATGTCCAGAATTACTGCTATCAGATTGGTCAAAACGGTAAGTGCTGCCCTCTGTTAAGTCTAATGTGGCTTGCCTTGAACCATTGATGTAAAAGTAGTTAGAGCCATAATAACTTGCAACCGTGACAGTATAAGTTGTAATTGACGGGGCTGGCGTAGGGGCAGGTGTAGGAGATGGAGTTGGGGTAACAGTAGATGTACCGCCAACAGTAATTTCACCCAGGGCACTATCAACCCTGAAGCCAGCTATTGAACTACTTATAATATTATCATTATTAGATATGACAAAACCTTGACCAACCTCTTTATCAGTATCAGGTCTTGGTTCAAAAATTGCTTGCGGGTCCGAAGGACTTGTATGTGGTTCTAGTTGCGGATGTTTTGTTTCAAAACAATTAGGGCAAGTTTTTAGACCGTTCCATTCTTTTTTAAGCTCATGTAATCTATAACGAAAACCACATCTATCACAGATTGCTAATGCTTTTTTACCACTAGCATAAGCCATTATACGCCTCTAAGATAAGGCCTTATTCTAAAAGATGCTCTATCCTCGTCTTGCGACTCAGCACGTAAAAACTCTTCTTCGTAAAGTTGTTTTAGTAATTGTGTTTTTTCTGGAGCTTTTTTAAGTGATAAATAATATGACAGTCCTGCAACAAAACAAGGATAGAACCTAAATGGCAAATCCATAGTATCAACTGAAGTATCTGCATCATCCATACGAACTAACTTATTAAAAACTAAAACGTCTGTAGAGTTTTCTGGTGTAGGCCATACGTTAAGTACAGGTATTATTTGTTTATCTAAAAAAAACTGATTTGGTCTAGCTTTGGTTGTTTTATTAGGTATGTTGATATACTCACTACGACTAAGCCTAGACATGTTTATATCTGTTTGAGTATCGCTAACGGTTCTTCTACAGACCACATCTAGTATGTCTATAACATTAGAATTAAGTGTGTATGCGGAAGTGCCCTCTGTTACTGTTTGAGTGCCTTGCTCTACAGTCCATTGATTTAATCCTCTGTTTGCCCATTCTGCCAACATTAGATTTACCGATCTTTTTGCAGTTCTAAGATCGTAGCCTGTTCTAAGCTCTACGCCGCATCTTTCAAAGGCTTCTTCAATAAACTCAGTTACATTTGGTTCAAAATCTGTACTACCTGAAGTTGCCATTATTTTTTACGCTTTGTTGTTTTGAGGCTTTTTTCAATAACTTTTGCTTGTGCAAGATGAGATTTAGAAGCTTTTT